TGATACCCCTCTTCATTCACCTTTATCCAAACGTGCTCTTAAGGAAGCACGGGGGAAGAGGTGTAGGAAGCCTGAGATTCGTTCTCAGGCCATGGGTGAACTGGTCGGCGCTCCCACTTCTTTGGAAGAAGGTGAAACCGCGCCGGTCCGTGGAGAAAGTAGCTCAGCGGTGAACACCGTCGGAGATCTACCGGGGAGGGACTTACGGCAACCCCAACCACCGAAGTTATCTTCAGTGGTCGGGGGAGCGATAGGTTCCCAATCCCCCATCCGTTTACGGGGGGGGGAGGGTACGTCCTCGTCAGGCAGCGATATTTCGCTATCTGATCCAGTACCAGAACGCCTGGTGCGTGCGAAGGGTTATTACCCTTCCACGCACGGGTTGAGAACAGAGGTGGGGCGTGAAATCCCTCACCTTATGCCTCTCCCCGTCGCCTTAATGGCAAACTCTAAGAGTTTCCACTATAGCGGCCAGTTGTTCGGGCGAGGGGAGTTGTTTCCTGTTAAAGAGGTTAATCCTCGTTGGCAGGTCACACCCTCCCGTTGGGCTCGTACTGCCCTTTTAGCTGAGCAAACCCGAATTCAGGCTGCTCAACTGACTGATCCAGCAGTTAAGGCTAGGTATTTCCGAAACCTTAACCTACTCGAACATATGCGTGCCACATTTGACGCGTACATCCTCGGGTTGCAGCAAGTCCGCAAGTCGCGCAACTTCGCAGGTCTTCCCTATCAAGTAGGGTCGAAACAAGCGAGGGCGATCAAGCGGTTTAAGCTTGCTATACTGGAGAATCCTGATGCTGCTGCAAAGGAACTCAAACGGCTCGCGGGTGTTTGTCGGGCTTGGTACTACGAATGTGGTCCCAAACCTACGCACCCGTTGGTGTCGTTTTCTACTAGGCAATCGGCCAACACATTTTCATTTGTTGGTCGATCCATCCCCCCTCCGCCGGTTGATTACGCGGGGGAAGGGCTAGCTGAACTCCGGGAGCGCCTAACAAGCACTCCGCCTCCTGAATTGGAGGATTGGAGGGAGTTCTGTCACGATTATCTGAGTACATTTGTGCCCAGAAAAGCAGTGAGGTACGTCACCTTGCCTTCCTCACACGGCTCCCTTGGATATCCTCGGAAGTCAGGTGGGTTTGGCGAGGCGGTCCGAGGTCTTGTTCACCTTGGGACCGCCTTACGGTGGGAGGAAGACCCCTCGGAGTTCTTTACTGATGTATTTGAACCCCGGGTTAAGGGTCGACCTAGAGGTGTATCACGCACTTGGTCTGCCGCTTTAAAACGCGAACAGATCAATAAGAGTGCACCCATTCAGTCGTCGGTAGAGGCCCTTCTAAAGAAGGACCCCCCAACGCTGTGGGCTTACACTTCCTCTATAGCTTCGGGGGACCCCAAAAGGGGCCATCCATTGTTGAGGAAGTTGTATGATACGGGCGGATCAGCCGAATTTGTCGACCAATCCGCGGACCTCAAACGTGCTGTTTTCTATGTGTTGGAGGAATGCGCCAAAAGGGGCATGCCTACCCTTCCTCTTCAGGCCTCTGAGCGAGGCCGGAAGACAAGGTACCCAACCTTAGAATTTGCAGCGGCTAACCTGGTTCACCAAGTTTTCCGCCGTGCAGCCGATGCTCACCTGTCTAATGATAGGAGATTGAGCGCCGATATGGGAGGCCATCTCGCCGAAGTCAATATGACACGGTGGAGGGGCCCTTGGTACTCCGTGGATCTTAGTTTTGCCACGGATTACCACCCATTTTGGTTAACCCAAGGGTTTTACCAGGTATTAGTGGATTTACATCCTGAACTTGAGGAATTCCGCAAGTTTATACCAGTAATTATGGGGCCTCGCTCTCTTTTGAGATCGAATCCCCCCCCTGGGCCGGTTCGTGACCGGTATTTTGACGTGACATCCACTTTGGAGGCCAGGTCATCTACCGACCTAGAACGTCCGGCTTGGCTAGGAGAAATTTCCTTTGATAAGGCCATCGAATTCAGGCGTCAATATGACAACTGGTTAGACGATGTTTTCTCCATGCCTTCGGATCTGACCACGACTGGGGCGATGATGGGCTCTGCCTCATCATTTCCGCTCCTGCCGATGGTAACAATTTATTCGGCCAAAAAGGCCGGCCTGCAAAGATTGCGGGCCATTGGTGATGACGGGTTAATTCCCGGCATGACCGATGGAAAATTGCAAGTTTTTGAGGACACCGTACAATTGTGCGGCGGGAAGTTATCACGGGGGGACCCAACTCAGGGGAAGCCCAATAAGATATTCCGACATCCTAATAAGGGACTCTTTAAAGAAGTCACTTATGTGGATGGCATCTCAAAACCTAGCATGCCTATCTCCATATGGAGTGGGCCGCCGGGCGGTAGCAAAGGAGAGGAAACCTGGTTTACCCAGGGATCTTCTGCAAAGGAGGCGCTGGAATTCCATCGCATTCCTTCTAAGAAGGGCCTTTGGGCCTTCTCCCCTTTTCGCCGAGAGATCGAAGCAGCTTTCTGCCTAGGTCTACCGGTTTCTGCCCCTGTTGGTCACGGCGGAGTAAATTACGCCGGATTCCGATGCCTATCGATGAATAACACTGATAGGTGGTTGGACACACTGAACCAGCTTAAGCTGGAACAGTTAGTCTGCGGAACGGGGTTATCCCCCTTGCCAA